GCTGATTCCTGTCACGTTTACGTGAGAACTACTTTCTTGATGGATTGCAATAACTGCCTTGTACACTAGGCGCAAGGCACAAATTTGACGGATACTGAAACCGCCTTGTTTACCCCCCCCCCCCCCCCCGAAACATCTGTTTCTGCCTGTGAAAAAACTAACTAAAGTTGTGTTTGACCCCGTAACAATTGTTCGTTTTATTAGACGGCAGTGCTTAAGGAGCGCGGATTAGACGACCGGAAAAAACCAAAAATGCAAACAACCCCAGGTCTTTATCACGGCATCCCGGCTGAAGATTACTTTTCAGTAAACGCTTTGAGCGCATCGGGGGCAAAACAGCTCCTCCGCTCTCCTGCACACTTCCTCGCCGACCGCTTGTCGGCACGGAAATCAACACCCGCCATGCAGCTCGGGACGCTCGTCCATGCGCTGGTCCTTGAGCCGAAAACAATTGTGGATAACGTCGCCGTCGCACCAAAATTCGACCGGCGCACGACAATCGGCAAGAAAGCGGCGGAGGAGTTTGAGGCGAGCGCCGGCGACAAGATGGTTGTCGACGAAGACACATTTGCCCGTGCGCAGCGGGTCGCCGAAAGCGTCCTGGCGAACCCCGTCATCCACCGCGAGATGACAGGCGGGGCTGCCGAGGTGACGGGGATGTGGAACCAGCATGGCGCGCCCTGCAAATCCCGCATGGACTACCTCGCCGGGGCAACCATCTTCGACGTCAAGACGTGCCGGGACGCCTCGCCAGACGGCTTTGCGCGGCAGATAGCGAGCTTCAGCTACCACCTGCAGGCCGCGCACTATTCCGCCGGCTACCGCGAGATTGTCGGCTGGGATCTTGATCGCTTCATGTTCATCGCCGTCGAGACAGAGGCCCCCTATATGTGCCGCCTCTACACCCTCGACCCCCGCTCTCTGCAGACGGGGCGACTGATGATGGAGCGCGCCGCGATCGCCTGGCACGACGCCCAGGCGATGGTCGAGCGCGGCGAGACTGCGCTGGCCGTGGAAGACGTTGTCGAGCTGGCGGTTCCCAACTGGGCGCAGCTTGAGCCCTACGAAGCCTAAAGTTTCTTTGGATTGATTGTTAAATTCTCAAGTCGCGACTTGTCGGCTTGACAAGACTTCCCCAGTGTCTGGCGCGTGTCGTCGTGACATTGGGGAGCATCCATTGCCCAACACCGAAATCAACTCGACCGCTGACCTGATCCAGCTCGTCGAAGAACACCGCGTCGCGCGCGGCCTTTCGCTCCGCGCCCTCTGCGATCAGGCGCACGTATCACACTCTGGCTATTGGTACACGATGGAGCGTGGCGGCGACGTCAAGCTTTCGACAGCGCTGAACTATCTCGGCGCGCTTGGCCTGCGCATGCAAGTGCAGGCCGGCGGGCTGGATTGATGCGCTGGAACCCGATCACCGGCCACACCCGCTATGAGATTTCTGATTGCGGGCAGATCCGCAAGCGCATCAACAAGGCAAATCCAGAGCGAAATAAGCCGTACCACTACATGCAATTTGAAGTCGACCGGGACGGCTACAAGCGCGTTCAATTGGACAGGCAACACTTCTTTGTCCACCGCCTCGTGTATCAGGCGTTTGTTGGCGAGTTGAATACCTCGCTGGTCGTTTGCCACATCAATAATGATCGCTCAGACAATCGGGCTCTGAACCTCCTTCAAGCGACGCAACGTGAAAATATCTTTCACAAGCGCGAACACGGCACATGGCAATCAGCCGAAAATCATCCGAGGGCTTTGTTGTCGAACGCGAATGCTCGTGCAATTCGCCGCGCGCTGGAGCAAGCGCCGCGTTCGAAAACTGGGCGGCTGAAACGCGGCGAAGCAATTCAAATCGCCTACGATTTTGACGTCTCCATTCACCTTGTTCACGGCATTAACAGCAAGGGAAGCTATTCAGATGCCTAGCCTAGTTGGAATCGATTGCGGCGGAACAGGCGCCCTAGCCTTCTTCGACCCCGACGCCGGCACGCTCGACATCATCGACATGCCGACCGTGGCAGTGAAGCGCGGCGCAAGCCTGAAGAACGAGATCAGCCCGCAGATGCTGGCGGCGATCGTGCGCGGCCGCATGCCGGCTTTCGCGCTGGTGGAGAAGGTCGGCGCGATGCCCGGCCAAGGCGTCTCGTCGATGTTCCAGTTCGGTCGAGGCGTCGGGCACGTAGAAGGGGTCCTCGCCGCGCTGCTGATCCCGACAGACTACGTCACGCCGCAAGCCTGGCAGAAGGCCGTCAAGCTGCGCGACGGCCCGGACGGGGCTCGCGCACGCGCCGCCGAGATGTTCCCGGCCTACGCCCACCTTTTCGCACGCAAGAAAGACGACGGGCGCGCCGATGCGAGCCTTATCGCTTGGTTTGCGGCTCAGAAGTAACCCGACGCCACCGGGAAAAGTGGTTTCAACAAGCAAGGAAAAACGCATGGCTCTCAACATTCCGACATCATCTTCCGGCAGTGGCGACCGTCTCCCGATCTTCAAGTTCGACGCGAAGTCAGGCGACATGATCGCAAAGGCCCGCATCCAGGACGAGACGTCTGGCACATGGGAAAACGAAGAGATCGAAGTCACTTATCCGCTCCGCGCGGTGGCCGACTTCGCCAACATCGAGACAGGCTGGCTTGCTTTTATTAACAATGTGCCCGACTTTGTGATGGCTAAAATCAACGAGCCGACGCCCGCAAGGCCCAGCCCGGAGCACAAGTTCTGCGTGCGCTTCAAGCTGTTCACTAAGGAATTTGGGCTGCGCGAGTTTTCCCACACAGCGAAGACGGTCCAGCGCGCAATCGACACGCTGCACGATCGCTACGTCGCCGACAGCGCGGCGCAGCCTGGCAAGTCGGCCGTCATCGAGATCACTGGCACTGAAACCGTCAAGATCCCGACGCCCCAGGGCGAGCTAAAATTCAAGACGCCGAAGTGGGCGATCGTTGGGTGGACAGCAACGCCAGCGGCTTTTGGTGGCGCGGCTGCTGAAGCGGCGCCCGTGCCGAAGGCCGCACCGGCACCTGTCGCTGCTCCCAAGCCCGTGCCAAAGCCCGCGCCAAAGCCCGCGCCAGTTCCCGACGAAATCGACGAATTTTAACGTCTGAAAAAGAGACGCCGCTGGGATGTGATCAACCAGCGGCGTCAAGTTTTCCGCGTGAGGGAGGAGCACCGCGGTGACACTAAATATAGCACAAAACAAAATGGAAAGCACAATGCGTATTGCTTTTGCGAACGCCGGGCGTGTCGACACGCACCTGATCGTGAAGGACTACACGTTTGAGCAGTTCGGGCTGCGCCTGTCGACGCCGAAGGTCGGCAAAAAGGACGGCAGCTATTATATCCGCGGCGGTGATCTGATCGCGCCGACACGCGCCGACGAGAACCTGCGCACTGCTGAGATCGCCATCATCGACGGCGACAGCTCCTTCGATCCGGAGAGCGGCGAGATCGTGCCAGGCGCGCCGCCCTTCGACGACGCCATTGCCGCGCTCGACGACATAGGCGTCAGCTACATCATCCACACCAGCTACAGCGCGCGCCCCGCTGACGGCTTCTGGAAATATCGCATCATCCTGCCGATCCAGACGCACAGCGTGGAAGAGCTGCAGGCGGTCGTCGCCCACATGCTTGAGCAGCTGCATGCGCGCGGCGTCTACATCGCCGACGTGCGTGAGAACGGTGTCTGGTCGCAGCCCTGGTATCTGCCGCGTGTCGCCAGCGCCGACGACCTGCCCGCCTTCCGGTCGCACACGTTCGACGGCCGCGCCCTTGAGGGCGACGAGGTCGAGGCGATCGCCGCAGCCCACAAGAAGCGCAAGGCGAAGGACGAAGTCCTCGCCAGCACGCCGCCCGTCAGCAAAAGCCTGCGCGAGGCCGACAGCCCGATCCGCCAGTTCAACGAGCAGCACGGGCTCGACTGGATCCGCTCGGCGCTCAGCAGCCAGGGCTACAAATTCGGCTATGTCGATCGCGACAGGTCGTACCGCTACATGCGGCCCGGATCTGAGAGCAAGACGTTCGGCCTGAAGGTCTTCCAAGGCAAGTTCGGAGACTGGTGCACGTACAGCCACCACGGCGCTGCCGACCCGCTCAGCGGCAAGGTGTTTGACGCCTTCGCCGTCTTCGCCACGTTTCAGCACAGCGGCGACCTGAAGGCAGCGGCGCGCAGCCTGCATCACGAGCGCAAGGTGGCAGAGGCAATGGCGCAATACGCCCCGCAGCAAGCGGCGGATTTGCCAGATGCGCCAGACGAAGGGCATGCCCCCGACGAGAGGTTCATCACGCCAGAGATGCAGCAGGCCAAGCCGGAGGCTAAGCCAGCCACCATTGTCGCCAGTCAGTTCATCCTGATCCCCGGCCCGCAGATCCCGCCACGCGACTGGCTCTACGGGCGCCAGCTTATCCGCAAGTTCGCCTCGGCCACGATCTCTCCAGGCGGCATCGGCAAGTCGTCGCTGACCATCGTCGAGGCTCTGGCGATGGTGACCGGGCGCAAGCTGCTGCACGACGAGCCGAAGGGCAAGTCGCGCGTCTGGCTGTGGAACGGCGAAGACCCCAGAGACGAGCTGCAGAGGCGCATCGCCGCCGCCTGCCAGCACTATGGGATCGCCAACGACGAGCTGGACGGGCGGCTGTTCGTCGACACCGGGCGCGAGCAGGAACTAATTATCGCCAGGCGTGTCGACAGAGACGTGATCGTCGTCGAGCCAATCGTTGACGCCATCATCGCCAATGCCCGCAAGTTCAAGATCGACTGCATGATCGTCGACCCGTTTGTCTCCTCCCACCGCGTCAGCGAGAACGCCAACGAGGAGGTCGACCGCGTCAGCAAGACGTGGAACCGCATCGCCGACGCCACCAATTGTGCCATCCAGCTCGTCCACCACAGCCGGAAGACGCCCAACGAGGTGACCGTCGATGACGCCAGAGGCGCGTCGGCGCTCAGAGACAGCGTCCGCTCGGCTCGAGCTCTGAACGGCATGACAGACGACGAGGCGGCGAAGTACAGCCTGCAAGACCGCTGGCGTTACTTCCGGGCGACGAACGGCAAGGCAAACCTCGCGCCGCGCTCTGACGACAGCATGTGGTTCAAAATGGAGAGCGTCCCGCTCAACAATGGCGACGCAACCCATGAAGGCGACGTCGTTGGCGTTGTCACGGCTTTCACTATCCCCGGCGCGTTTGACGCCGTCACAGGCGACAAGGCCGTCGAGATCCTGATGGTGATTGATCGGGGATTGGAAGACGGGCGACGCTTCGGGTGGGGCAAAGGCGTCACTGAAGCGTCAGACCGTAACCCGGTGCCGATCGTCGCCGAGCGGGCCGGCGTCGAGGACGAGGTCGCTCGGCGGATGGTCGGGGCGTGGATCAAAGTCGGCGTCTTGGTGGTCAAGGACTACGACGATCCGGTGCGCCGCAAGCCCGTAAAAGGGCTGTTCTGGAACCGCAAAAAGACGGGTGACGCATGACGTTTTCGCACCCTGTTTTGCGCCAGTATGCGCCAGAAGTGCGCCAGAATATGCGCCAGAAAAAGGTCTGCGCCAGAAGAAAAACCGCCTTAAGGATTTTTTCTTTCTGGAGCAGGCCGACTTGCGCCGGTACTGCGCCAGAAAGAGAAAAAGTCCGTCGCCCTTCTGGCTCCTCTCCTTAAGGCGGTTTTTTTGACTTCGGCGCCCAAGCTTTTGAGCAAGAGAGGATGAGCAGATGAAACTCAATATCGCGTTTGTTTGGTGGTTCCGAGGCGGCGAGGTTGGGGTTGTATGTCGCGATGCGGACGGGCGGTTAGATGATATTCCCAAGCGCGCTTGGTGGATGCCTGCGGCTCATCGAGACTTCGGCAAGGCAAATGCCAAACTTTCCATGTTCGTCTTGTTCAACACGCTGGTCGTGCGGGACAAGGTCGACCCGCAAGTCGCGCACCAGGCGTTTCTCGCCATCGACGAATACCGCAAGACAATTTCGCCAGACACGCCAGGCGCTGATTGATGCCCCGCCCTCCGCAGCGCAAGCAGGTGAACACAAGCCTGCCAATGATCGAACGCAGCCCGTTCGAGTTCAATGCAGTCCAGGACGCCCTGCGAGCCCTCGACCGCGCCGTTCATGAGATGGACAGGAAGTGGGGCAGCGGACGCCTCGTCACGCTCGTCACGCCCGAGCTCGCAGCCCGCTTCGGATCCGCACGAGACAAGCTGGGGGCTGCTGTGCGCGCCGCCAGCGTCGATGAGGTGGGTCGAAGGGCAGAGGTGGTCGCGCGCGGCCTGGTGGCCCTCGATATCGCCGCCAGGGTCGCTGGTCACCCGCGCGTGCCCACAGCCGTCTGGCCAATCAATTACGAGGGGCAGGCCTATGCCGTCTGCGCCGAGAACGAAGACGCCATCGCCATCGCAGAGAAGGACGCGCTGCCGGGGCATGTCGTCCTGTGCCTGCGCGAGCTGCTCCTTGCGTGGCACATGCTGAAGGAGCGGCAGGCGATCGAGAGCGTCAAGGCCACGTTCCCAGGCGCGACCGTCTCGACGTTTGATGTGAAGCGTGGCGACGAGCTGCCTTTCTGATATTGTCTTGGGAACAAGCGTGTTGTTCACTGCGCTAGAGATCAGGGCGCGGGCGTCTTGTGGACTAGAGGATTGATGGTTTGTCTAGCACGCTAGAAAGCAAGTGTGACCGATCGCCAGAGCTGCTTGCGGAAATCTGCACGCGCGTCGCGGCGGGGCAAAGTCTTGCGTCGATTTGCGCCGAGCCGGACATGCCCTCGCAACAACAGGTCTTTCGGTGGTTGGCGCAGGACGAGGCGGCGGCGGAGAGTTACGCTCGCGCGATTCAGAGGCGGTCGCTGACGAAGGCCGAAGAGATCGAGGCACTGACGAAGAAGGTCGCCAGCGGCGAGATGCCGCCTGATGTGGGCCGCGTCGTGATCGACGCGCACAAATGGATCGCTTCGCGTCTCATGCCGAAGATTTACGGGGAACGCCAAGAGGTTAGCGTGTCTCACACGCACACGCACGTCTTGCACCTCGAGGCGCTGAAAGAGATGGCCGACCGCGGTCGAGCACGTCAAGACGCGCAAGTCATTGATGTTACTCCGTATCCCACACTTGAGCACAAAGTGTTGGATGTCTCGCCCGCCCTCCCCGCGTCGCCCGAGCCGCGCCCAGAGCGGCGATCGCGCGCGACCCCCCCGCCGGACCCCTCGGGGGGGTGCCCGTCTGCATTGGCCCCCTCCCCTGCGCGCACAGAAAAAACTCGCCGGGGCTTTCGGCATGCCCTCCCCCGGGGGGGCACCAAATGAGCCGCGTCCTGCCCATAGAAAAAAAGAAAAAAGATCATCTCGGCCGGAAGACCGCCCTTGCGCCATCTGGCTGCGTGCTCTGGACGGGCCGCGCAAAACAAGACGGTTATGGCGAAATGCGTTTTGAGCATGGCGCGCAGCGCGCCAGTTTCGCCGCTCACCGCGTCGCCTACGAGCTTGCGTACGGCACTATCCCCACAGGAAAGTTTGTCTGCCATTCCTGCGACGTGAAAATGTGCTGCAACCCGGATCACCTTTTTCTCGGCGACGCCAAAATCAACAACGCCGACATGGACGCTAAAGGCCGCCGCCGCGTTTCCGGATGTTCCGAGCTGCAGACACTCGTCCTTGATCTCCTACGCGCAGGGGAGCCGGCGCACCAGATCCGCAAGCGCCTTGGCGTTCCGCAATCTCAAATCTACCGGCGCGCTTATGATCTCTGGATTGAGCAGAACGGCGCTCCAAAATGACGCCCCTCGACGCCGCCACAGCCGCCATCTGCGCGAGCCTTGACGAGGGCGAGGCGTGCGCATCGCCGTGCGACTTCTGCGGGGCGGCGGCGGCAGCTGCGGCCGACGCACTGGGCGTGCCGGGGATGCGTGCGGAGATAGCGCGCCTGCGCGGTGCGAGCCTCTGGGACCAGGCAGCGCTGGATGCTTTGGGCGAGGGGCTGCGCGTCCTGCGCATCGCGTTGGTTGAGGCAGACACGCACGACGCGCTGCAGCTGCGCGTCGACGATTTGATGCTTGAGCTGACGAGCGCGACGGGGAGGGACAGCAATGACTGACGTGACAATGACTAAAACGGCAAGGACAGAAGCGGTGCCGACTGACATCGTTGTGCGGCTGCGCGGCCGGACTGATCCATCGCGGATGCTGATGTCTTACCCCGGCAAGCCTGCGCCTGACATGCTGTGCCATGAAGCGGCCGACTTGATTGAGCGGTTCCGAGCTGCGCTGACGATAATTGCGACGCAGGATCCGCAAGCGCTTGCGCTTGATGCTTTGCGCCCTCGCGAGCGCATCAGATGACCGAGCTCGACGTTGCGCTGCCGGGCGACACGCTGGCTGAGGTTTACAAGGCGTGGACGCTGGCGCTGGCCGAGCGCGACGTCGCCCTGGCTGAGCGTGACCATGCGCTCGCCGCTCTTGATGACATTGCGCTGATGGGTCGCGACGGCTGCTCGGACGATCAGCTGTGCCGGCGCACGAAGCTGGGCGCGATCGCCGCGACGGCTGCGGCGTTAGTTCGTGCTGAGGGAGAGGCACTGTGATCGACGCGAAAACCGATCTCGACGAGCAAGACGACCTCACGCTTTGCTACATGTACGGATTTAAGAACGGGCGCGACAGCATGAAGGACGAGATCGCCCGGCTGCGGATGGCTCTGCGGGAGATTGCAGCGTATGACACGGACGCAGAAGGGAATTGGGGATTTTTCCGCGACGAAGCCGACGCCGCACTAGGGGAGAAGACAGATGGCTGACGACATCGTGGCGCGGCTGCTGTCACTTGTCATTTTTGACGAGGTCTGCTCCGACAATTCGTTAGGGCGCGAAGCCGCCGACGAGATTGAGCGGCTGCGGGAGAGGAGGGACGACTGGCGCGCAGCAATGACAGAAAATCATGATCTATGGAATGAAAACGAGCGGCTGCGTGCGGCGCTGCGGGAGATTGGCGAAGTGTACGCTGGGTCGGAAGGCATTCCGCAACCTATAACCGCTGCTGAGGGCTATCTATTGCAACTGTTGATGGAAATGGTTGGCATCGCCCGCGTTGCGCTGGAAGGGGAGAAGACAGATGGTTGACGACATCGTGGCGCGGCTGCGCTGTTATGCGGATATAGATGACGCCGTCTACCATCCGTGGGTTTATGCCGAAGCCGCAGACCGCATCGAAAAGCTGGAGGCGGCGCTGCGAAAGATTGCTGAGGAGTGTCAAAACACCGGCTACGGCAATCCTATCGTAATGGAGCGGATGATTGACCGCATCGAAGAAACAGCCCGCGCCGCACTAGGGGAGGCGTCCGATGACTGACATCGTTGCGCGGCTGCGCAGTCTGTCCTCATACGAAGAGGGCGTGGAAGACCTTTGCGAGAACGCCGCTGACGAGATCGCCGAGCTGCGGGCAGTGCTGCGAGAGTTCTTCACCAGCGGCGACTTTGACATTGTCACGACTGGCAATGAGGAGGCGACCCAAGCTTGGATAGAGCGCGCCCACGCTGCGCTTGCAGGGAGGCCGGCAGATGATTGAAGTCGTGGCGGTCATGTTCTTGATCCCGATCATTGCTGCGATGTGGGCGATGATGGGGTGCTTAATTGTAATTGCGTATCGGGCGTATCTAACCCGAGATAGCGAATGATTGACCACAAGGCGGCGCTTCGTGCCCTGGCTGCGGAAGATGGCTGCAAGGCGTCGCTCCTAGCTGCGGCGCACATTGAGTACATCGAGCGGCAGCTCGTCAGCTCTCGAAATTATTCTGAAAACTTGCGCCGGAAGTTGGAGCGCGTCCGCCACCAGCGCAACGAGCTGCGCACCAAGCTCAACGTCGACGGGCACAAAATTGAGAAGGGTCCGGCGTGACCAAGAACACCTTCGTCGACTTCATCGAAGCCTATACGGGCGACCCTGTTGGCTTTGTGCGCGAGGTGCTGCAGGCGACGCCGCTGCCCTGGCAGGAGGATTTCCTGCGGGCGATCGCGCGGGGCGAGCGGCGCATCTCGGTGCGGGCCGGGCACGGAGTTGGCAAAAGTACAGTCTGCAGCTGGGCGCTGATCTGGCACATGACGTGCCGTTATCCGCAGAAGGCCGTCGTGACGGCTCCGACGTCGGCGCAGCTTTACGACGCGCTTTATGCCGAGCTGCGCAGCTGGATCAACCGCCTGCCGGCGGCGCTGCGCGATAGCTTTGAGGTCTTTTCCGATCGCATTGCGCTGAAGGGCGCGGCGGAGAGCTCGTTCATCTCGGCCAGGACGTCGTCGGCCGAGCGGCCGGAGGCGCTGGCGGGCGTTCACTCCGAGCATGTGCTGCTGGTGGTCGACGAGGCCTCGGCCGTGCCGGAGGGCGTCTTTGAGGCTGCGGCCGGGTCGATGTCGGGGCATTCAGCGACGACGATTCTGATCTCGAACCCGACGCGCAACTCGGGCCTGTTCTACAAGACGCACCACGAGCTGGCGGGCGACTGGCACCGGATGCATGTGTCCTGCCTGAACAACCCTCTGGTGAGCGCCGACTTCCAGCGACAGATCGAGAACACCTACGGTCTGGACAGCAACGCCTACCGGATCCGCGTGCTGGGCGAGTTCGCCCTGGCTGACGACGACACGCTGATCGCCGCCGAGCTGGTCGACAGCGCTGTGACGCGCGACGTGACGGTGCGGATGACGGAGCCGCTGATCTTCGGCGTGGACGTCGCGCGCTTCGGCTCCGACAGGACGGCGCTGTGCAAGCGGCGCGGCAACGCGGTGCTTGAGATCAAGTCATGGGGCGGGCTGGACCTGATGCAGACGGTCGGCCAGGTGGTGCATGAGGCCAAGCTCGACAACCCCGCAGAGATCTGTGTCGACACGATCGGGCTGGGCTCGGGCGTCGCCGACAGGCTGCGCGAGATGGGCCTGAACGTGCGCGACGTGAACGTGGCCGAGAGCTCGGCGATGAACCCGAACGCCGCCCGCCTGCGCGACGAGCTGTGGATGAGCGTGAAGGACTGGCTCGGCACGCGGGCGGTGAAGCTGCCGAAGGACGAGGCGCTGCGCCATGAGCTGGTGGCGCCGCGCTACACGTTCACGAGCGCCGGCAAGGTGGTGGTCGAGAGCAAGGACAGCATGCGCAAGCGGGGCATGCGATCGCCCGATCTGGCCGACGCCCTCTGCCTGACGTTCGCCGGCCAGGCGGCGATGGTCGGCGGGCGGGCTCTCGCCTGGAAGCCGGGCAAGCCCCTGTCGAGGGGGCTGAAGGGGATCGTCTGAGGGAATAATTGTTTTTGAAACAAGTTTCGTCTATCCTGCGCGGCGACCAAGGCCCCCGGAGTGTTTGCGCATGACGACCGCATATGTCCAATCCTACATCCCGGCTGAGGCTGCCGCGGTGACACCGTCCGACACGGTCACCAATGCCTGGAGCTATTTGTATGTCGGCACCGCCGGCAACATCGCTGTCGTGACGGAGGCGGGCCAGACGGTCGTCTTCAAGAACATCGTGGCCGGCTCCTATCTCTGGATCCGCACGTCGCGCGTGAATGCGACGAGCACGACAGCCACCGACATCATCGGGCTGCGCTGACATGCTGCTGGGGATGCGCTGGCAGCCGCTCGGATCTGCCCCCGGTCCCACGGGCAACGGCCTCGTCTGGGGCGCGGGTAATTACTTGATCTGGGGCACCGGCAACTTCTTGACTTGGGGTTAACACATGACGGACATCGACCTTAAAACCCTCACGCCCGACACGTCGCTGCCGACGACGGGGTTCCTGTTTGGCGCAGACAGTCAGGCAACCGCAAGCCCGTCCGTCTACGGGGTTACGACTGCAATTACGACCATACTGGGCAACGCCGCATCTAGCGATGCGCTTGTCTTTAACTCCGACACTACCTTTTCTCGCGGGGCGATACGCAATTTTCGGTTTGGAGCCGCAGACGCAGCCACGGCCCTTGCTCAGACGCTCTCCGTTCAGTCTGTTGTGGCGGGGGCGACGACCAACCCGGCTGGTGCGGACTTTACGATCACCGGCTCGCAGGGCCTTGGCTCGGGCGCTGGTGGCAGCATTATCTTCAAAGTGGCCCCGGCTGGTACGGCTGCGAACCCGGCGCAGAATGCGTTGGCTACGGCGCTGACGATTAACAGCTCTCGGCAGCTTGTATTCCCGGACTCCGCAACACCGTCCACTCTGATCCAGTTTCAATACACGGGTTATGGAATTGGTTCAAATGCAAATGGTGAGACAGTCTTTACCATAAACAACGCCTTAAGAGCAACCATTGGCAATAATGCGAGGCTGTGGAACGGTGGGACGTTCGCATGGTCTTCAACAAGCTCAAGCAACGACACCTCCGATGTTATTCTCTCCCGCGAAGCAGCTGGCGTTTTAGGTGTTCGTGGAACCTCAACGTCTGTCGGTGCTGCGCTTAGTTTCATTGAACAGACTGCTCCTGCCTCGCCAGCGGCCAATATTGTTCGCATTTATGCTGAAGACAACGGCGCTGGTAAAACACGCCTGATGGCCTTATTTGCAACAGGCGCTGCACAGCAGATTGCAATCGAACCATAGGGGAAACACATGATTACGCTAAACCTCACCAACGAAGAAGCCAACGCGCTGGGCGCACTGATTGATATGGCCGTTAAGGCGACAGGCATCCAAGGCGCAAAAGCCGCAGTTATTCTTTTTGAAAAACTTGAAGCCGCCGCCAAGGCGTCCCAGACCGTGGAGCCGACAGAATGACAATCTCCTATCAGTGGGCCGTGAACTCCATGACCGCGTACCCGCAGCATGAAGGCCAGACCGATGTGGTCTTCCAGATCGCTTGGGTTCTGTCAGCCACGGACGGCACGTACAACTCCGCCGCCTACGGCTCGGTTGATACGACCTACGTCGCCGGGACACCGTTTACCGCATATGTGGACCTAACGCTCGATCAGGTCAACGGCTGGGTCGCCACCGCGCTGGGGCCGGACGGTATCGCCAAGGCTCAGGCCGACTGTGACGCAGCCATCGCCGCCCAGCAGGACCCTAACCTGCCCGTCATGCCGCCCCTGCCGTGGAACATTCCCGCGCCCGCGCCGGAGCCAGTGCCGCCGGTTGACCCGGTCTAGGAGCCAACCATTTTGACGGGGCGGGCTGAGCATGGCTGACTATGGGCTTTTGTCGGGTGGTTTTGGTGCCCCTCTGCAGGGCGCGCCACAGGGTGACCTTGAGGGCTACCTCGCAGAGCTCCAGAAGCAGCAGCAGCGCCAGCGCGCCATGCGGGTTCTTTCAGGCGGGCTGCAAACCGGCGCCAACGCGATCTCCAAAGCCTGGGACTACACGCAGGCACTGCCTGAGCAGACCCGCCAGCAGGGGCAAGAATACCTGGTGCAGAACGGCTATGCGCCGGCAGACGCCGAACGGCTCGCAGGCAATGCCTCGCGAAGCATTGCCAGGCGGGTCGCCGCCGTTGATTTCATGACGCCGCAATCGCCATCCGATTTTGCCTTTGCGGCCGCTGGCCCGCTTGCCAAGGTCGGAGCAAAGGCGGTCAAGGGCGCTATGGCGCTCGGCGGCGGGTTGCTGGCGATGGATCCAAGCGAGGCCGAAGCTGCCAAGCTCAAGGCCTTTGGCACCTTTCTGTCTCACACGCCCAGCAAGCCGAACCCCGCTGTCGGCACGCGCTACGATCGCGAGTTCACCGGCGGGTTGGCTGACAAGACGCCGGTCAGCATTGAAGACCTCAAGGGCTCCAGCATCCAGATAATGCCTTGGGACTCAACGAACCGAAACTACAAGATCATGGGGGTGTCCGATGGAGTGCTCCCGACCCCAACAACCACCACAGGTGGGCAAGACTTTGCCCGAGACCTCAAGCACATAGACGCAGAGATTGGCGGCGCATCAAACAAGACGATTGCGACCCGCATTCAAGACCGGGCGATCAAAGCGCAGGAAGAGAACCTCGCGGCAGGAGGGAATGGCCAAGTTTATCAGCTGCCGGTCACGATGGGCGCACGCGGCGAGGACTTTTCGACGATGCCGACCGATGTGCTGCTGCAGGTGCTGGATGCGCGCGGTCTTACTAAGAAAAAGGCGGGTGAGATCGATCGGGAAATCCGCGCTTATATTCCCGAGATGATGGCTGCCAGAGGCGTGCAGCCGTTCAAAGAGTTCCGCGGAATTAACACACCGGAGGGGCGGCAGCAGCTGTATAGCGGCGGCGGCGGTTTGCTTTCTACCCCCGGAGAGCTGCGTAAAGCTTTCGTCGATCGGATGTATTTGAAAGAGAACCAAGCGCATTTTGGATTTAACAAAGAAGACATCACCGCTGCGCTAACAGACCCGGCGCTCGCCGGCGTGCCGAAGGGATACGCTGGGAATACAGTGATCCGAGCAATGCCGGACAGGCGTTTGATGCCATCCACACACCCAGCCTACGACACTGATTTTCCGGGCCTATACAAGGGGTCGATGGCCAATATCCCGGTCGAAGTTCTGATGCCCAAGATCTACGCGCAGATGCAGGAACGATACAAACACCTGCAGGGCGGCAACCCGCTTTCAGTCCGAGCGATGACGCTGGGCGGGTTAGAGAAACGAAAAGAAGGCGTCTCTGAAATTGTCGACGACCAGACGATCGAGAGCGTCATGCGCTACCTCAATCTTCTGGCTCCCCGCTAAGGCCTTCGGCCTCTAGGTCGGCCATCACTGAAACGAGGCGCGACTGCGCGTCGTCAAGAAAATCGTAGCGGACAGCAATATGCGCCGCCCGCGCTTCGTCATCAAAACTGACCTCAATGTCGCCATCCGGCGTTCTGGTGATGATAATTTTCATAGCCGCCTCCTGAGAAGGAGAATCTAGCCGACAAGCCAGCGCGCTCAAAGCCGCATATTTTTGTCTAGCACCCTTGACAAACAAGCCAAAAGTTGTCTTAGCAACAAGTTTCGCCTAGTCTCTCGTCCGACTGGTCACGGACACGGCGGGCGCCATGAACTATGCGGGCGGCATGACATCCTCGGGCTCGATCGCACCCAGCGATGACGAGAACGACATCGACGACCAGACCCACACTTTCGGCCCCTCCCCCGATCGCGAGGAGATGGACGAGGGCGAATTTTCCGCCAGCGTGAAAAGCTCAATCGACGACGCTGTCGATTATATTGACGGCTATGTGGCGCCGGGCCGCGCCCTAGCGACGCAATACTACCGCGGCGACCCCTTCGGCACCGAAGAGGAAGGCCGCAGCCAGATCGTCATGACGGAGGTGCGCGACGTCGTCCAGGCGATGATTCCGTCGCTGCTGCGGATCTTCACCGCGGGCGACGACATCGTCGAGTTCACGCCGAACACCGAAGAGAAGGTCGACCTCGCCGCCCAGCAGACCGACTACATCAACCACGTCTTCTACAACGACAATCCCGGCTTTTCGATCCTCCAGCAGACGTTCAAGGACGCGCTGGTGCGCAAGACCGGCATCATCAAGTGGCGCTGGTCGGAAGACATCCAGATCAGCGAGGCCGGATATACGGGCCTTGACCAGGGCCAGGTCTCCTTGCTGACGCAGGATCCGGACAACGAGATCACCGAAATCGAGAAATACGTCGTGCAGGACGCAATGCTCGACCCGATGTCGGGCATGACCCTCCAGCCTGAGATCGCGACGTTTGAGGTCAAGATCCGCCGCCAGCTGAAGCAGAACCGCGTCGTCATTGAGACCGTGCCGCCTGAAGAGTTCCTGATCGCCCGCGAAGCGCGCGACCTCGACACCGCCGCTTATGTCGGCCACCGCTCCCTGAAAACCATGTCCGAGCTCGTGGCGATGGGCTACGACCAAGAGGAGATCGAAGAGTTCGCCGGCCAGGGCGACGTCTTCTCGATCAACTACGAGGCGCAGACGCGCAACCCGGCGATCATGTCCTTCATGATGCACGCCGATAACCCAGACCCGTCAATGCGGCGCGTCCTCTACGTCGAGAGCTACGTCCGGATCGACAAGGACGGGGACGGCATCGCTGAGCTGCGCAAGGTTTGCTCGCTGGGCAATGCCCACCACATCCTGCACGACGAGATCGCCACCGACGTTCCCTTCGCTTTTTTCTGCCCCGACCCCGAGCCGCACATGGTCATCGGCCAGTCGATCGCCGACCAGACGATGGACCTGCAGCGCATCAAGAGCGCTGTTGTACGCAACACGATGGACAGCCTGGCGCAGTCAATCAACCCTCGCACTGTTGTGGTCGAGGGCCAGGTCAACATGGACGACGTCCTGAACAACGAGTGCGGCGCCATCATCCGCGCCCGCGCGCCGGGGATGGTGCAGGCGCTCTCCGAGCCTTTCGTCGGCCAAGCTGCGATGCCGATGATCGCCTACCTCGACCAGGTCCGCGCCCAGCGCACGGGCATCTCAGGGGCGTCACAGGGGCTCGACCCCGACGTCCTGCAGTCGACAACCAAGGCTGCAGTCACGGCCACCGTGCAGGGCGCGCAGGAGCGCATCGAGCTGATCGCACGGATGTTTGCCGAGAACGGCATGAAGCGTTTGTTCAAAGGGCTGCTCAAGATCGTCTGCCGGCACCAAGACAAGCCGCGCACCATCAAGCTGCGCGGCAAGTGGGTCGCTGTCGACCCGCGCTATTGGGACGCCGATCTCGACGTCTCGGTCAACGTCGGCCTCGGGCGCGGCACCGACCAGGACAAGATGGGCTTTCTGATGCAGGTCGCGCAGAAGCAAGAAGGCATCATGCAGCTGCTCGGGCCGATGAACCCGCTATCTGACGTGTCGCAGTATCGCAACACGCTGGCGCAGATCTGCACCCTGGCCGGGTTCAAGGATGCCTCGCGCTATTTCAAGCAGGTCGACCCGCAGCAGCTCGCCCAGCAAATGCAGCGGCCACAGCCGCCCGACCCGAACATGCTCTTGGCGCAGATCGAGCAGCAGAAGACGCAGGCCTCGATCGCCCAGACGAACGCCAAGGTGCAGGCTGACATTCTCGAAGCAAACCAGCGCGACAAGCGCGAGCGCGAGAAGATGCACCTCGACGCCCTGCTGCGCCTGGCAGAGATCGAAGCGAAATATGGCGGGCAAATCGACCTCGCGCGCATTGAGGCGCAGCTCTCGCAGGAGCAGGCCATCGCGCAGACGGCGATTGAGGCCGACACGCAGCGCTATCAGGCGATCATCCAGGCGCTGACCCAAGCGCCGCAGCCGCAGCCGGGCGCGATGCCCGGCCAGATGATGGGGGCACCAATTGCACAATGACGAGCTGGTGCGCGAGGCCAAGCACCTCGCAAAAAACGACGCACTGAACGAGATCTTCGACCGCCTGACGCGCCAATGCGTTGAGCAGTTCAAGACATCCCAGCCCTCCGAGTCGGCCGTGCGCGAAGAAGCATTCCTCATGCTGCGCGCTCTCACAGCCCTTCGCGACGAGATCAACGCCGTCGCCGTCTCCACCGATGTCTCCATGTGGAACCGCCGCTTGCGCGGATCCCAAGTCTAAGGTAAATTTCAATGTCCGATACGCCAGCACAAGGCACCGGCCTCGCAGGAGCAACGCAAGCTTTTGAGGCCTTTCTCGCCGGCCCCGCCGGGAACGAGACGCCGAAATCAGCCACCGATGCTTCGAACACTGCCCCCGCCCCTGATGAGGTGGAGGCGTTTGGCGACGCTGACGGCGATGAGACGGTTTCGGACACCTCCCCGGAGACAGACGAAAACGCGCCGGCTGACGAAGCCGCCGATGACGAAGATGGCTCTGATACTGACGAACCACAGGTTCAGCTCGTCACCGTCAAAATTGACGGCAAGGAGGAGCAGATCCCGCTGGATGAAGCGGTCAAAGGCTATCAGCGACAGTCGGATTATTCGCGCAAAACTGCCGCACTTGCTGAAGAACGCAGATCGTTCGACGGCGAACGGCAGGCGGTATTCCAGGAACGTCAACAGTACGCCCAACTGCTCAATGGCCTGCAGCAACAGCTTCAAGAAGCGCAGCCGCAAGAGCCCGACTGGCAGAGGCTATATGAGACTGACCCGGTTGAGTGGGTAAGGCAGCGTGAAGTGTGGCGCGATCGGCAGGAAAAACTCGCGGCAGCGCAGTTTGAAAGCCAGCGCGTCCAGGCTCTCACGATGCAGGAGCAGCAGCAGCGGCTTGCACATATCGTCCAGGAAGGTCGGCACAAGCTGACCGAGCTGGTTCCGAGCTGGCGAGACAATGCAAAGTGGGAATCGGATCGGGTTAAACTGCTGGACTACGGCCAGAAACTCGGGTTTCAGCCGCAGGAGCTGCAGCAAGCTTATGATCCCCGCGCGATCGTCGCCCTCTACAAGGCGATGCAGTTCGACACTTTGATGGCGAAACGGCCGCAAGCGGCCCCGCCCAAAGGTCCGAAATCAGCGCCCGCCGGAAATGCTGCTACGTCGCCTCGCCCCGCTTCAGACGTCGCACGCGCGAAACAACGTCTCGCCCAAACGGGTCGCATCGGTGATGCGGCTTCCATTTTCGAGAAGATGCTTGGCTGAGCCCGCATCTCCGATCTGAAAGGCTAGAGCAATGGCTATCGCAACGAATACCATCACCCGCTACGACGGCTATCGTGCCGTCCGCGAAGACCTCGCCAACGTGATCTACAACATCTCGCCCGTCGACGTTCCGTTCATGTCGAACATTGGTCGCGAGAACGTCAAGAACACATACACCGAGTGGCAGACGGACGCCCTCGCAGCCGCGTCGACCTCCAACGCCGTTCTTGAAGGCGACGACGCTGTCGCGGTTGACGCCCGCACACCGACGCAGCGCGTCGGCAATTACACGCAGATCTCTCGCAAGGTGATTGAAGTCTCGGGCACTGTCGAAGCTGTCGACAAGGCAGGCATGCGTTCCTACCTCGCCTATGAAATGGCCAAGGCCGCTTCCGAGCTGAAGCGCGACATGGAAGCCACGCTGACCTCTAACCAGATCGCAGTCGCAGGCTCCAACACAGTCGCGCGCAAGACCGCCGGGCTTGGCGGCTGGATCATCACCAACAGCTATTCCGGCGCCGGTGCCGGCGCTGCTCCCGTGATGTCTTCAGGTGCCGGCAACCTCGACGGCTATCCCGCGACGATCGCCGTCGCTGGCACAGCACGCGCGTTCACGGAAACTCTGCTCAAGGCTGCCATCCAGGGCGTCTGGGCGCAGGGCGGCGATCCGAAAATGGTCATGGTCGGCCCCTTCAACAAAACAGTGGTGTCGGGATTCACCGGCATCGCGACGCGCTTCCGCGACGTTAAGCCTGGTCAGCAGGCTGACATCGTCGGGGCGGCCGATGTCTACGTGTCCGACTTCGGCAGCGTCACCATCGTGCCCTCTCGCTTCCAGCCTGAAGGCAACGCCTACATCGTGGATCCGGAATATGCCTCGATCGGCTACCTCCGCAACTTCCGCACGGAAGAACTGGCGAAGACCGGCGACAACGAGAAGCGCATGCTGATCGTCGAATACGGCCTCAAGGTGCGCCAGCAGAAGGCGCTCGCCGCCATCCGCGACCTCACGACCTCGTAACGACCAAGGGGCGGCGCAAGCCGCCCCTTCCTTACCAGCGGGGCGACATGCGCAAGCTTCTCGACACTGATCCGATCACCGGAATCCGGCACGTCTTCAACTACGACGACACGACTGACGAGGCGACGATCACCGCCGAGCAGGACGTCTCGGCCGTCATTGAAGCGAACAAGTCCGCCTATAACGACGACCACGGTCGACACGGCGAGTGGACGCGCGTCGCGCAGATCCCGATGGTCGTCCTGCATGACCTGAAGCAGCGCGGCATCGCCGACGATCCTGTCGCCATGAAGCGCTGGCTGAATGATCCCGACAATCGTTACTTTCGCACCCGTCCGGGGACGGTCTGATGGCGCTCGCGACCTATTCCGACCTTCAGTCGACCGCTGCGGATTATCTCAACCGGGCCGACCTGACGTCAATCATCCCGACGTTCATCACGCTAGCGGAGGCGAAATTCAACCGCGAGCTGCGCACGCGCGACATGCTCATCCGCCTGGCAGTTTCCTCAGCCACCGAGTTTTTCAACGTACCGACAGACTTCCTCGAAACCTATGAACTTGAACTGAACATGGACGGGCTCGCCCCGCAGCCGCCGCTTCAGTACATCGGCCCCAACGAGGCGAAGTCGCTTAAGGCGAACAAGGTCCAGAACCAGGTCCGCTATTTCACGATCATCGGCGGGCAGTTTGAGCTGATCCCGGCACCTGCCACGTCAGGCTCGGCGATGCAGCTGACCTATTACGCGAAGATACCGGCCCTCTCGGGGACGCAGACCACGAACTGGCTGCTGGCGAAATCACCCGACCTCTACCTCTATTCGGCGCTGCTTGAGGCGACGCCTTACCTAAAAAACGACGAGCGCCTGCAGGTCTGGGCTGCTGCGCGTCAGCAGGTCATGGATGCAATGGGCATTGAAAGCGAGCGCGGCATGCGGCAGCGGACCCAGCTCACAGCACGCCGGAGGGGCTTCTGATGGCGAACACATACACCACAAACCTGAACCTCACGAAGCCGGAAGTCGGCGCTGACACGAACGCCTGGGGCGGTCATCTGAACACTGACCTTGATACGCTTGACGCGATCTTCAAAAGCGACGGCACTGGCTCCAGCGTCGGATTGAGCGTTGGCTCGGGCAAGACGCTGGCGGTTGCAGGGTCGGCCACAATCAGCGGGACGCTCGTCGTGCCGGCTACCGCGTCCCCCGCGCAAATCACAGATGCCTCCGTTGTCTGGGACAGCGACGACAACCTGCTGACGGTCGGCGATGGCGTCGGGCGCAAGACAATGGTCGACACGACCAGCACGCAGACCTTGACCAACAAGACGATCAGCGCCGGCGTCATCAGCGGCGGCACGATCAACGGTGCGACACTCGGCGCGACGACCCCCGCCAATGCAACGGTCGTGAACCTGACGGTCACCGGAACGACAACCGGCATCACCACAATCCCGACCGGCGTGATTGTGATGTGGTCGGGCTCAATCGCATCAATTCCAGCTGGATGGTTGCTTTGTAACGGGGCGAGCGGGACGCCAGATCTTCGCGATAGGTTTGTGATCGGCGCGGGAACCACCTATGCCGTTGCAGCAACCGGCGGCAGTGCTGACGCAATCGTCGTAGCCCACACGCACACGGCGACATCGGCGGTAACCGACCCGCAGCATATCCATGACTACGTTGCGATCAATAGTAGTGGTTTTCAGAAATTCACAGATCATAACGGTAACGACACAAGTGAATATTTTAATACCCAGCAGACTGCCGCAGCCTCCACAGGAATTACGGTTGCAACCACACTGACCAGCACCGGCTCGTCGGGAACCAACGCCAATCTGCCTCCCTATTACGCCCTTGCGTACATCATGAAGGCTTGATCTGATGGACGCGCAATCAATCATCAACTTCGCCGGCGGGGCCTCTCTTGCCGTAGGCGGATGGTTTGCCCGCCAGCTATGGGACGCGATGGCGGAGATGCGCCGCGATATGCACGCATTGGAGATCGACCTGCCTAAAAACTACGTTCGCAAGGACGAGTTCGCCAACGCGGTAACGCGCATTGAGACAATGCTGGAGAAAATCTTTGATCGGCTGAACGAGAAGGTGGACAAATGAAAACCTCGACGAAAGGCCTTTCACTCATAAAGCAGTTTGAAGGCTGCTCGTTGCTTGCCTACCGCTGCCCGGCAGGGACGCTGACGATCGGCTACGGCCACACGTCGTCCGGATCTCCAATGGTCGTCGATGGCATGAGAATCTCGCAATCCGAAGCCGACGCCCTTCTGAAGCATGACCTCAATCGCTTTGAGGACGAGATTAACCAGCTGGTCACAGCGCCGCTTGCACAGAACCAGTTCGATGCGCTTGTCTGCTGGTCGTACAACACCGGCGCGCTAAAAACCTCGACCCTTCTGAAGAGGCTCAACGCACAAGAGTTTGATCGCGTCCCCGCTGAGTTGATGAAGTGGACGAAGGCTGGCGGCAAGGAATTGACCGGCCTTGTCCGCCGCCGCCGTGCCGAGGCTGAGCTCTGGCGCGGCCTTGATGCTGCTGCCCCTGTCAACGCGCAGGCTCGCGCAACGCCGGATCGGCCAAAACCAACCAAAGCGATCTTTGCATCTAAGGAGGCAAACACCGCCCTGGCAGCTGGCGGCATCAGCGCAATCACCGCCGCGTCTGATTTCGCCGACAACGCGCAGACGCTTTCCGACGCGCTGAAGAACCCAACGTTCGTCGTCCTGCTTGCCGTCTGCGCGGCAGCGGCAGCTATCTGGTACTGGCGCCGCGAGCGGCTGAAGGAAGAAGGCGCATGATCACGTCGATCCTCATCCCGCCTGGTATTGAGCGCAACAACACGCCATACGACACCACTGGGCGGTGGTGGGACATGAACCTTGTCCGCTGGCAGTCCAACACCGTCAGGCCGATCGGCGGCTGGACGCGCACGACTGCGACTCCGTTAAATGGTGGCGTGCGGAAGATCATTGTCTATCGCGACAATACCAACAACCGCCGGGCGCTCGTTGGCACCGACAACAAGCTCTACACCGACGATGGTGGCACCTACGTGGACGTGACACCCAGCGGCTTTGTTCCGCTTTCGTCGATCGGCGTCAACGGCGGGTTCGGGTCTTTCGAATACGGGCTCTACACATACGGCGACGCGCGCCCCGCCCCCTCGCCGGTCTTCTCGCCCTACGCTTACTGGTCTTTTGGAAACTGGGGTGAAGATGTCATTTTGACCGCCAATTCAGACGGCCGCCTGTTCTATTACGACAGCTCTGCCCCGACGACAGCCCCGACCGTGATCAGCGGCGCGGTGACAAGTGTGAACGCTGTTGTCGTCACCGACGAGCGGCATGTCATGGCGATCGGTTATTCCGGCTCTCAGCGCGCCGTCGCATGGTCAACGCGCGAGGATTACACCGACTGGAATTTTACAAGCACGACAAACACCGCAGGCTTCCAGGAACTGACATCACGCACCCCCCTGCTGCGCGGATTGAAAGTCAAGGAAGGCGTCCTGATCTTCTCCTATTCCGATGTGATCCTCGGGCGTTATGTGAACCAGCCGTTCATTTACGGCTTTGAGCGCATTTCGGACACTTCGCTTATGCACCCCGATAGCATTGCGACTTTTAACGGCAAGGCAGTCTGGCTGTCGCGCAGCGGGTTCCAGCTTTACAACGGCGGCTTCGTGCAGCCGCTTGAGTGCCCTGTCCTGGATGACGTGCTGGGCGACATGGATCCGACATACGGGCCGTTTCGGATCCACGGCTGCAACCACGGCCTGTTTCCGGAAGTGTGGTGGTTCTACGCGCCAAACGGCCAGACCGAGGCGACGCGTTACGTCATCTGGAATTATGCCGAGAGCTGGTGGGCTTGGGGTACGCTGTCGCGCAGCGCGATGGCACCCGCCGAAGTCTTCAAATTCCCCTACATGGGCGCGTCGGATGGCAACATCTATCAGCACGAAGACGGCTTTACGAACGCAGGCAGCTCGCGCGTCGGCGATGTCTGGATCGAGAGCGGCGCGCTGGGCGTCGGCGATGGGCAGAACTTCGTCGAAGTCCGCCAGCTGCTGCCAGCGCTTGGCACAGGCAGCGCCCCGCTCGACGTGACGTTTTATTCGCGCAACACGCCGAACGGTACTGAGCAAACCTTCGGCCCCTACAGCGTGCGCGCTGACGGCTATTGCGACACGCGCGTGACCGGGCGCGAGGCGCGGATTCGGTTCGCAGCTAAATCAGACGGCGACTGGGGCATCGGAAAGATGCGCCTCGACGTTGCGGCAGGGAGTGCTCGATGATAGTTTCATTCCCAAGCCCGCCTCCGAACTATCAGCCCAGCGCGATAGTTCAAATTCTGGACACGATCCGGCGCGCGCTGATCAACGTCGTCTCCTCAGACGAGGCGGTGCAGCGCATCATGCTCCGATCACCCGGCGGCAAAGTTTACCAAGTCACAGTGTCCGATACGGGCGTCCTCACGACGGCGTTGAACGATGGCAAATCACGAATCTGAAGTCGGGCTTCCGCCCGATGAGATCATCGCAAGAATTCGCAAGGCGCTCAAAAAAGGCGGCGATGCGTATTCGTGGGAAGACGTCAGCGCGGGGCTTGTTGCCGGGCGTTTTCAGCTGTTCTGGAACGCGCACGGCGTCTGCATCACGGAGATCGTGCAGGCGCCGCGCAAGCGCTACCTGCATGCCTTCGTCGTCGCCGGCGAGCTGCCGGGCGTCATGGATCTGCATGGCGACGTCGAGCGCCACGCGATCGCATCAGGCTGCGCATATATGACGACGAACGGGCGCACGGGCTGGCAGTCGGTGCTGCCGAAATTCGGATGGAAGAAGCACAGCGTCACCTTCCTCTACGATCTAGGAGCAACACATGGGCAAGGATAGCGGCGGCACGCAGACTGTCACCAACAAGACAGAGCTCCCGCAGTGGGTCCAGGACGCTGGCCAGAAGAACCTGGCTGCGGCTTATGACGTCTCGGCCAACATGCTCGGTCCCTATTCCGGGCCGCGCGTTGCTGGCATGACTGGCGGGCAGCAGGCCAACATCGCCGCACTGCAGAACAATATTGGCTCGACCAACCCGGCGTTTGCATATGCCCAGAACCAGGCAGGCGGGCTCACCAATTACACGCCTGGGCAAGTCCAGGCCGGCACGCTCGCCGGCACCGACCTGTCAGCCTACATGAACCCCTTCACGCAGAGCGTGATCAACAGCGGCATGCAGGCGATCGACCAGCAGCGGCTGCAGTCGCTGAACGGAATCGGCGACCAGGCGCTGCGCACCGGATCCTTCGGCGGGTCGCGCCAGGGCGTCTCGGAAGGCGTCACCAACGCCGGCGCCTCGACGCAAGCGGGCAACCTTGCTGCTCAGCTGATGGGCCAGAACTTTACGCAGGCTCAGACAGCGGCGCAGAACGACATCAATCGCAACTTGCAGGCGCAGACCAGCAATCAGGGCGCAGGCCTGCAGGGCGCAAACCTCAACCTGAACGCAGCAAACTCGCTGGGCTCCCTTGCGGCTCAAGGGCAGCAGTCCTTCCTGGGCGGCACCGCCGCCGCTCTTGCCGGCCAAGAAAGCGCGCAGGCGCAGGCCCAGAGAGAGATCGCGGCACAGCAGCAGGCTTATACCGAAGCCCAGCAATTCCCACTGCAGCAGCTGCAGATCCCGCTTCAGGCGCTGGGCGCGACGCCCTACGGCCAAACCAACACGCAGACCGGCCCCGGCCCGTCCAGCAACGGCCTGATGACCGGGCTGGGCGCGGCATCAACCGGCGTCAGCCTGCTGGGCGGGCTGAACGCACTCGGCGGCGGCGGCGCGGGGCTCGCGGGGATCGCTGCGCTATGATCGACACGGCGCTCCACTTTTCCGGCGGCAAGGACAGCATTGCTTGCCTACACCTCTACCAAGAGGAGTGGGACGAGATCGCTGTGCTGTGGGTCAACACCGGGGCGCAGCATCCCGACATGATCGACTTTATGCGTGGCTGGAAGGAACGCCTGCCGCATTTCATTGAGATCAACACCGACCAGCCGGGCAACCTGCGCACCTTCGGCTGGCCGGTCGACGTGCTGCCGATAGAAAACACGCTGTTCGGCAAGGAGATCACCGGCAACAAAGGCCCCCTGCTCCAGTCTTCCTACGAGTGCTGCGCGCGCAACGTCTGGTTCCCTCTCCACCAAGCGACGCTCGCTCTCGGCGTCAAGCACGTCATCAAAGGCCAACGCGCCAACGATCGCCGAAAGTCGACGGCGCACGACGGGTCCGTGATCGACGGGGTCACCTACCACATGCCCCTCGAGGACTGGTCGGAGGACGAGGTCTTTTCCTACCTAAAAAAAGTCGGGGCTGAGCTGCCGGAAGGCTATGCGCGCGGCGAGCGCACCGGGCGCGACTGCTGGGATTGCACTGCCTTTCTGGATGAGAACCGCGAGCGGATTGCCAACCTGCCGCACGATATGCGCAGCGAAGTCGACCGCCGACTGATGCTGATCGACCGCGCCGTGCGCGACCAGATGACAGGGGTGAACTGATGGACAACAGCGCGCTCTTTGCCGACATCGAACGTAAATACAATCTTCCGGCCGGCTATCTGGCGCGGACCTACCAGATAGAAAGCAGCAGCGGAAAAAACCTCTACAACAAAAAATCGGGCGCAGCCGGGCCTTTTCAATTCATGCCCAAGACGGCCAGAGCCTATGGCCTGTCAGACCCCTACAACCTGCCAGCTTCAGCTGACGCAGCGGGGCGCTTGGCAGTCGACAATCGGACCTACATGCAGGGCCGAGGCGTCGGAGATCCGAACGCCGCGCAACTCTACCTCGCTCATCAGCAGGGTGCCGGTGGCGCGGTGAAGCTGCTCAACTCGCAGCAGCCGGCGGGGCAGGCGGTCGGCCAGAACGCCGTCGCGTGGAATGGCGGTGCGCCATCAATGCCAGGCTCGCAGTTTGCGCAGGGTGTGATGGACAAGTTTGCCGGCACGCAGCAGCAAGCAGGCATGCAGCCGGTCGGCGCGGCAAATCAGCAGCCAGTCTTCACACAGCCGCAGGTCAATGCGCAGATGTCGCAGGCGGGGCTCGGCGGCGTCACTAACCCGGCCGCACCAAGCCCGTTCAACTTCGCGGGCCTCGGCTCCGCCGGCATGGCCATGATGGCCCAAGGCGCGCCCAAGCCAACATGGCAACCCGGCGCGCCAGCTCAGGCACACAAGGGCGGCAGTGTCGACTTCTCAGGCCTGTTGTCCCCAAGCGCGCCGATCTCGCCGCAGGACGAACTCAGGAAACGCATGATGCAGATGGGGCTACTCGGATGAACCAATACACGAACCCCTACCCGACATCGCCCTACGGCACCGATCCTATGTCGTACATCTCGCAAGCGCTTGGCCAGGCTATGCCGACATCGTCCGTGCAGCAGCCCGGCATGCCTCAGATGACGCCCGAGAGCAAAAACTTCGGCCCGGCGCACGGCATGCTGCAGCAGTATTTCCAGCAGGCGTTGCAAAGCCAGCTCGGCGTGCCGGGCCTGTTGCAGCAGATGCAGAGCGACCCGCAGATGGCGCAGCGGATAGGCGGTCTTCTGTCGAGCTACGCATTCACGCCGCCACAGATCGCGCCTCGCCGCATTGACTGGGCCGCGCATGCCGCGGCGAGTGCCGGAGACGGTGCAAGTGAACCCTATCCTGGCGCTGACTACAGCGGCCGAACTTTTTGAGGAAGGCACGCGCACATGGGTATCCTTGACGCAACAGATCCGGCGCAAGCCAACCCCTACGGCCTGACAGATCAGGACCGCCAGCAGATGCTCTATTCGACGCTCGGCCAGATCGGCGGCTTGCTGATGGCGGCTGGCCAGAAGCAGATGCCGGCTCAGCGTGCGCAGTATCTCGGGCAGCTCGGCCAAGTCGGCGGCAACATGCAGAGCGACATCTACAAGATGGCGCAGGCGAAGCTGATGACGTCGCAGTTTGGGGCAAAGCAGCAGGAGCTCAAGGATCTCGAGTCGATCCGCGGCCGGATGGGTGACGCAGCTGGATTCCGCCAGGCCTACGGCTTCGACCCGACAGGGCTCACACCGCAGCTTGCGCAGCAGATCATCCAGCAAAAGACCGTCAACGAGCTGACCAACCCCGGCGCGAAGGAGCTGCAGCGGCTGCAGGCAGAGAAGGCGCGCCGCGATCTTCAGATGCCGGTGACGAAGGAGATTGGCAACGACCTCTATGAGTTCAAGGACGGCGCCTGGCAGAAGACGATTACCGGCTCGCCGAAAGGCGGAATGGAAAACCAGTCGAACCAGATCATCACAAACGCGCTGAAGGATCCGACACAGGTCGGCACGCCGGATTATTTCACAGCGTTCAACCACGTCTACGGTCCAAAGCAGGTGAATGCGTTCAATCCCGAAACCCGCCAGATGGAGTACCAGTGGGTACGCCCGCCCGTCCCTGAAGGCATCCCCATGCCCGGCTGGCGGCCGCAAGGCACGCCCGGCCAGCCGACGCCCGGCGTGGCTCCGATGGGCTTGCCCGGCGCGCCCTCACAGGCCGTGGCGCCAGTGCTTGGCACGCAGACAATGCCCCCGCCCGGTGGCTCGACGCCTGCGATGATCTCGCGCCCGCCGCAGGAAGAGAAGTTCACCGAAGAGCAGAACAAAGCCGCAAGCTTCGCGCGGCGCATGGTGACGTCGCATCAGACGATCGACCCGCTCGACATGACGCAAGCGTCACGACCCGGTGCCGTCGAGCAAATAGTCGGCGGCAAGCTGGGCGACAATTATGTCGGATTCCTGCGTGACGCAGATCGCCAAAAATATGAGCAGGCCAAGCGCAACTGGGTCACCGCCAACCTCCGCAAAGAAAGCGGCGCGGTGATCGGCATGGACGAAATGATGCAGGAAATCACTAAATATTTCCCGATGCCTGGCGAAGGCCCGGAAGTGATTGAGCAGAAGCGCAAGGCGCGCGAAGACGCGACGATGGGCATGCTGGGCGCTGCCGGGCCTGCCGCCAAGCGCGACGGTCTGAACTTCAAGCTCTACCAGCCCTCCCTCCCCGACCGCATCAAAACGATGCCGGCGGAAGAGGTGCTGTCTCTCTATGAGCAATATACGGCCGACCCGTCGAGCCTCGACTCGAAGGCGAAGATGGCGCTGCTTGCGCGCCTCAAACTGTTGAATGGGGACCGCTGATGGCGAACGAAACCGACAAGCTGCTCGACGCCGAGATTGAGCGCCTGCAGAAGCGCATGCAGCGCTCAACGGGCGACGAGGCAAAGCGCCAGCTCGGGCTGACGGCGCGCGCAGCCGGGCCTGCTATGACCGGCGCGATGATCGGCGGCGGGCTGGGCGCTATGGCCGGCGGCGTCGGCGCGATTCCCGGCGCGATGATCGGGGCGGGTCTGTCGGGCATTGCCATGCCGCTGTCAGATCTCGCTGTCACCGGCTACCGGGCGGCGAAGGACCGTTTTTTCCCGCCTGAGAAATCGCTTTCGGACCTTGTCGCTCCTCAGCCAGAGACCGAGCAGATGCTGCCCTCCCAGGCGTTTGAGCGCCTGATGACGCACATCGGCCTGCCCGAACCTCAGAACGCCACCGAGCGCGTCGTCCAGGGCGCAAGCCGCGGCGTCCTTGACGGCGTCACGGGGGCACAGGCGGCGCGCGGCATCTACAACGCGCTGTCTGGCCCCGCTGGCGGCTCCCAAGTGGGGCGCGGCGTGGCTGACACGCTCGCGCAGGCACCGGGCCTGCAGGCGACTTCTGGCGGCATGGGCGCGGCGGTCGGTGGCACGGCTGCCGAACTCGGCGCTGGTCCGGTCACCTCCATGCTTGCGGGCACCGCGGCGGGGTTTCTCCCCAACCTGCGCCCGCAGAACCTGATCCCGTCAGCTGCGTCAGCTGAGCGTCAGCGCATGAACGCGCTGCTGCAGGCGCAGGGAATACCTTTGTCGCCCGGCCAGCAGCTGGCGAGCGCACCGGCGCTGACCGCTGAGAGCGTCATGAAATACCTGCCGACGTCGGCCCCGCGCGTGGCACGCATGGAGGACGAGCAAGGCCGCGCCTACACGCGCGCCATCAACCAGCGCGCCGGCATAAACGCCGACACCGCACGGCCGGAAGTGCTTCAGCAGGCGCAGCGTGAATTTGGCAACCGCTATGACGCGCTGGAACGTGCGACGCAGCTGACGCCCGACCCGCAATTTGAGCGCGACATCCAAGGGCTGCGCCAAAATTACCGGCAAGGCCTCGACGAGACGCGCTTCAATCAATTCTCGCAGACCGTCGATCAGCTCCAGCAGTTCGTCAATGCGCGCGCGCAAGGCGCGGTGATGCCTGGGGCGAACTTCCACCAGATTGACGGCGAGCTACGCACCGCAGCGTCGCAGTTCATGCGCAGCGACGACCCCACAATTCAGCAGTACGGGCGCGCCATGTCAGGCCTGCGCGACAGCTTGCAGGATTTGATGGAGCGTTCAGCGCTTCGGCAGCAGCGAGTCCAAGTCGGGAACCAGATGCTGTCCGGGCAGGATTTGTCAGACGCCTGGCGCGAGACCAACCGTCAGTATGCGGTCTTTTCGCGCATCAAGGACGCGATGGGCAACGCCACAGGACGCGAAAAGCTCAACACCGGGTTCATCCCGCCCAGTGCGCTCGCCGCTGAGCAACGCGCCAACATCGGCAAGGACGCCTATGCGATGGCGCGCGATCCGTTTACCGAGCTGGTGCGCGCGGGCGCGGGCGTGCTGCCAGATCCCGTGCCAAACAGCGGCACGGCGCAGCGGTCGTTCATGCAAGACCTGCTGACGGGCGGCAAGCGCGGTGCCCCTTTAGCGGGTGCGGGTGCGGCGTTGCATGGCACGGGCGTGGCCGTGATCGACCCCTTGACAGCGCTGAGCATCCCCTGGGCGGTGGCCAACCGCTGGTACGCCGCGCCGCATTCTTGGGGCGTCATGGGACTGTTGGGGGCGCGCGCCGCGCAGGGTGCCGGCAACGCGGAGCGGGAGCGGCCGTATTGATCGCCCTGCTCCTATCCCCCATCGGGCGCGGCCTTGCCGCCGGGGCTCTGCTGCTTGTCGCTGTCGGCGCGATCTATCACGCCGGCGCCCGCTCTGGCGCGCAGAAGGTCGAGCGTGCCGCCTATGAGGATGCTGTGAGGAGATTGAAAGATGCGATCAACGCTGGTGACGCTGTGCCTCTTGGCCCTGACGGGCTGCGCAAGCCTGACCGCTACGAGAGAAACTAACATCAGCGCCTGCACGGTCTGGCGCCCGGTGAGCTGGTCGGCGAAAGACACCGACCAGACCATTGGCGAGGTGAAGGTCAATAACGCCCGGCGTGGCGCTTATTGCGAGCGTGCTTAGGCCGGCGAGTTCGGATCCGGAGGGGCTAGGGCTCAGGGTGCCTAGGCCATTGACCGGAGCGGAGGTTTGAACGTATATGTGCGACTTATCCAAAGCTTTCGCATTTACTGAGGGGCACTGCAAAAGATCGAGAGGCAAGCGATGAACATGATCCAAAATTTTATGGACTGGTGGAACTCTCTGGCCTCCCGAAACGGCAAGCTAAAGTTTGGTTCGCAACGTGAGGCCGCCGACTTCGTGCGCCGCGTCCAGAATGAACAGGGCGGCCCTAACGAAAAGATGATGGCAATCCGGAAGCGGTACAACGAAGTTGCGCGAGCGAAAAAAGCCAAGGAAGCTGATCAGCTTAGAGGACATCGAAATACAGCCCTTTCATGAAAGGGCTGTATTAAACCGCTTTAACTGCGGACGCGCGGCTATTGATAGGTTCCTGAAAAATAAAGCAAAAAGATCGATTAGCAGAAGAGAATTCCGCGTTTTCTGCGCCTTCATCCAAGGGTCCGAAAACGTAATCGGGTACTATGCTTTGCAAATCGGCTCAGACAATGTCCTAGATTTGCCTACAGGACATAATACGTATCTGAAGAATTATACTGCTTTCCCCGCTGTCCATGTTGGTTTTCTTGGCGTCCATGAAGACTATCAGGGGAACGGCATTGGCAAATACCTTTTGATGGATGCTTTCGACAAAGTCTGCGCTATTTCGGACTGCGCTGGATTTTACGCTCTGACACTCCAGTCCTTGGACGCAGATTCCACTGCCTTCTACGAAGAGATTGGCTTTCGGGCTTATTCGGAAGGCGATGGGAACCCGAAAATGCTCTATCCGATCAACAATTTGATAAAACTGGTCAGGGACGAATAACGGGCAGAGGATCGCTCCCCTGCCCGCTGCGCAGCTTAGACAGCGATCTCAAGATTTGCCCAGCGAGCGGCCAGTGCCCTGACAACGCGGTCTGTGCCTATGGCTGTGAATCGGCGCAGATCGTTCGTCACCGGCTCAATATTGAAGCCTATCGTCATGGGGGCCGGCAGTGCGAGCTGCGGCTGCGGCGGGACAGGCTGGCGCTTCTTCGTCCGCCAATGCTCCCGCACCTTGACCTCGCGCCCGTCCAGCCAGTTGTCGAACAGGTCGACCATCATGATGGTCACCTCGGCGGCGTTTGGCGTTTCCGACTTGGCGCAGATGTAGAGGCACTGCTTGCGGTTGAGGTAGAAGGATTTGCCGGGGCGACCGCCCTGCGGGAGGGTTTTGTCCACCATGGATAAAACCTCCCCGAACCTCTCAAGCTCGGTCCGGCTTCTCTCAATCAGGTGCCGAATTTTGTAGGTATTAACAAAACCAAGATGGTAGGCGAGGTTAAGATCTTGGACACGCGGCGCGTCATGCTCAGTGATGATGTTCATTTGCTTGCTCCGTTTGAATGAACGGTTTGGCGCGCCTGTCTGATGGGCGAGCTAAATCCGGGGTTTCAAACACGTGGCAAGCGTCACGCCCACATGCCTTTAGGCTCGCGCCTTGGACATACGCATGCGGACCCCGGAAGGGGAGTTCGTGCAACATATGGGAAATCTCACGTGCCAGGGTGTTTGAAGCCCGACCGTGAAGATATCCACAATTTCCGTACCGTCAAGTCAAAGCCAAAAGGGGGGCATCACCGTGACGGAACCCTGATCGAGGCATCAAGGGGCAGGCATCAGCCGCACTGTATCTGGCGCGGAAGCAAAAGGAGGGGCTGGCATTGCGACCCACTTATGGCGGCACGTGAGCCCCGGCTCAGGGGCGCACACCAAGAACCACGATCGCCCGTTGGCCGCATCAAGCAGAAGCGTAATAGGCATGGTTGCCCCCAACGACAGCACTTGCGCGCTTACGATTGAATAACGAGGCGCAGTCTGAGCAAAGGCAGAAAATGTCGAAAGCCCAAGCGCAACCAAAGATATAAGGATTTTCATTGCATCACCGTCCCGATCGCCCGCGCCAGATCGGCGTCGTCGCCGTTCAGCACCTTGGCATAGGTCCGCATCGTCACGGTAGTGTCTGCATGCCCCAGCCGCACTGACACCGCCTTGACGCTGCCACCGGCGCGCAGCAGGTGCGTGGCATGGGTGTGTCGCGTCGAGTGCAGGGTGAACCCGTCGCCGCAGCCGATGGCGCGCAGCGCGCTGGTGAGCATCTCAGACAGGTAGGCCAGAGACGGGCGCCCGCCCTGCTGGGTGCGCAAGACCGGCGTGTCGGGCGCGCCGCGGGCCTTCCGCAATTCAGCGAGAAGATCTGCAGGCAGCGCGATCTGGCGCACGCCGGCGGCGCTCTTTGGCGTGCTCACGATCTCGGTCTTGCTGACCTTGACGATGTTGCGCGTCACGCGGATCACCCCAGCATCGAAGTCTATGCAAGACCACAGCAATCCGGCGAGCTCACCGCGACGCAGGCCCGTGGCAATCGCCAGTTTGACGGTGCGCAGCAGGAGCGGCTTGTCGGCGGCATAGGCCAGCAGGGCGCGGATCTGGGCGCAGTCGAGGGCCTTCTTTTCGCCTGCAGCCGCGGCCTTCGGCGCGTCGACATCATCCAGCGGATTGACGGCGATGAGGCCTTTCTTGCGGGCCTCGTTGAACAGCTGCTTCAGCAGGACGTGCGAGCCGCGCAGCGTGGCTGACGCAACCACCTTCAGGCGCGCGATATAGAAATCCTCAATGTCGCTGGCCGACAGGCTCGCAAGATTGCGCGTGCGGTGGGCGACGAAAAACGGGGCGAGCGTGCAGGCGTAGCCCTCTGCTGTGGCTGCGCTGATCTGCTCAAGCGCGACCCGGCGAGCGATCCACGTTGTGAAGAAGGTCTGGCAATTCATGGCGTGGGCTCCGTGAGGCGGCTGTCCTGTTGAATAGTTGGAAATTGTTCTATGCACAAGACATAACTTGTTCATTGGGCGGTAAAACCCAAAAAGAGTCACGCAGCCCAAGGGCATAAATCTCGCGACAAGTCCGCTTGACGCTTGGTCAAAGCTGGTCCTATGACTTGTTTGTGCAACAAGCAGCTTGATTGGATTAGACAATGTTGACCCTCCTCGATGACCTCGCCAGCGCCCTCGCCGCCTTCGCTTTTCCCGCCGCCATCATCCTCATCGCCAGCGCACTGACACGCTGATGGATGACCCCTTCATGTTCGTCCTCGCCCTCTGCCTCGCCGGGCCGATCGTGCCGATCGCGGCGCTGGGCATCTTCGCCACGTTGCGCAATGGGAGGCCTCACGATGACTGCGACACCCTGCATTGATCTGGTCAAAATGTCAGGCGGCGTCCTGTCGCTGCGCTACTTCGGCCGCGAAATCGGCCTGATCTCGCGCGTTCGTGTCGGCACGACGGCACGGCCGCATTACCGGGCTGTCTCGGTGCGCGGCGACGTTTGGCACGCCCCGTCTCTGAAAAGCGCACGCGCCTTCCTGATGGGGCGCGCCACATGAATTGGCCCCAACACTACAAAGAAGTCCGTGAGCGGATCACGCGGCAGCCGACCGTGCCGGCCGTTTTCGTCACGCTGCGCAAGCCCCCGCCTGTGCCGGCCCCGCCGCCGCCGCTTCCTCCCGAGCCGCGCGTCATGTGGGATAAGCCGACCAGCATGTCCAAGCGCGTGCGCGTCGTCATTGAGCCGATCCTACAGCGACACGACCTCACTTGGGCCGAGCTCTGGGCACCGACGCGCCCCCAGCGCCTTCATCAGCCCCGCCGCGAGGTCTGGGCCGCGATGCGAGGCCTCGGCCTGAGCTACCCCCGCATTGGCCAGTTCACGGGCCGCGACCATTCCACTGTCGTGCATGGGCTCGACCGTCTCAGGGAAACTCAGAAAGGGACCGCATGAGCATTGACGACATCCTCCATGAGCGCGCGCAGACGCACGGCGACTTCGCCGACGTCGCTCGCATCGCCCAAGAGATCAAAGCCGTCTACCGCGAAACACGCGGCTGGCCTCCCCTAGACGACTTGCAGCGCGAGTCGATCGACATGATCGCTGTGAAACTGGCGCGCATTTTGGCCGGAAATCCAAACTTTCCAGATCATTTCTCGGACATCTGCGGCTACGCCCGCTTGGTCGAACTCGCCCTGCACCACGCCGACCCCAGCGAGGTCCCCGATGACCTCTAAGGCGACCGAATCCGTCGAGGAATGGCATGCCCGCGTGCAGGGCCAGATCGACCACAACCACGTCAAGTGGCTGCTGGCGCGCCGGAATAAGCAGCTGCAGGAGATGTTCAACCATGTCGCTGAGTTTGCCGAGACTGTCGGCGACCACGCCATCTCTGAGGACACGCCCTGGCTGCGCCATGCCGCAAAAGACTTTGTCGATCGTTGTTTTGAAATCAAGTGCGGGGACGTCTGATGGGCTATTCTGAAGCATGGACGGACGAGCAACTCGTCCAGGTGCGTCGCATTTTTCGGCGCAACGGCACGCTCGACGAGGCGATGGCCATCGTCGGCACAAGCATGACAAAACACGGATTCCGCAAGCGGCTGCTCAAGCTTGGCCTGCGCTTTCGCGACGCGCCGTCGATTTACCTCGGCACCTCCAGCCTGATGAGGCAGGGATGACCCGGATCGCCGTCAAGGCCCATCCCCTTGTCCGCCGGCTGTGCGCCGAGGCCGACCTTCAGGGCGTCTCACACCCAGAGCTGGCGCGGCGCGCAGGCGTCAGCCCGGAGACGATCAAGGACTGGCGGCGGCGCTCGACGCCGAACGTCGAAACGCTCGAGGCCTGCTTCAACGTGCTCGGCTTCAGCCTGCAGCCCCAGCGGTTGGGAGGCGTCCCGTGAGCCGTCAAGTGGGCTTGACGAGTGACGGCCAAATCAGTCGATCTGATTCGGTCCTGCCGCCGCGCGCGCTCAGCAAGGCTCAAGCTGCCGCCTATCTCGGCCTCACACCGGGCGGCTTCGTGTCTTGGATCCGCGCCGGCAGGATCCCGCGCGCTTTGCCGGGGACGCATCGCTGGGACCGTGTCGCCCTCGATCGCGCCCTCGACAAGATGTCGGGGATTTTGGTTGAGGTTGGCGGGCCGGAGCTTAGCCCGCTGCAAAAATGGTTGGAGCAAAAGAATGGCGAAAGAAAAGCTGAGCTACAAACAAACCAACAAAAAGCTCTCAGACGGCAGCGTTAAGCACTTTTTCTATCATAAGACGTCGGGCACCAGGCTGCCGGACGATCCTACCAGCCAAGCGTTCGCCGAGATGCTGTCCCGGCTCGACCGAGAGGCCGTTGGAGCGGCAGCCCGCGACGCCGAGCGCAACATCAACTGGCTGATACGCCAATACAAATCCTCACCGGACTGGAAGATCGACTGCAGCAAGGGAACCCAAAACCGCGAGAACAGCAACATTGAGGCGATCGAGCGCTATTGTGGCCAGATGGCGCTGGCTGCGGTCGAGGAGCGCGGCAGCCGCGCTTTCTTTCTGGAATGGCATGGCGAGCTCGGCGACACCCACCCGCGCGCTGCCGACATGAAGCTTACCCGGCTTTCGAAGATCTTCAGCTTTGGCGTTGATCGGACCCTGCTCAGCGTCAACCCGATCGCCAATTTCCGCCGGCTCTACAAAACCACCCGCGAGGACATCCTCTGGCTGCCAGAACACATTGCCGCGATGACGGCTGAGCTCAACCCGGAAATGCGTCTCGGCTTTGAAATTGCCTATCACACCGGCCAGCGCCGCGGCGACATCCTCGCGCTGAAGCCAGATCAATATGACGGTGCTGGCATCAGCTTGGTGCAGAGCAAGACCAAGAAGCGCGTCTACATCCCCTGCACCAAGGTGCTGAAAGCCCGCCTCGACGCCATCCCCGACCTGAAGGACCGCAAGCGCATCGTTGTCACCCGAAGCGGTGAGGAAATGCACTTTGAGAACTTCAAGAGCCAGTTTGATCGCGCGTTCGCCAAGGCCTTCCCGGTTCCTGACGGCGCTCCAGCCGCCGTGGAGCTCGACTTGAACTTCCATGACCTGCGCGGGACGGCGGTGACGCTATTGGCCGAAGCCGGCTGTTCGATCCCAGAGATCTGCGCGATCACCGGCCACAGCCTGGAATCGGCGACCCGCATTCTGGAGCGCTACCTGTCGCTGACCAAGGAACTGGCGAAGTCGGCGATCAAAAAGCTCGACGCCCATCAAGCAAGGCTGGCCAAGGAAGCCGCGAGAGGGCGGCTGAAGCTGGTGGTCAACGGTTAGCGGCCGGTTCGCCACTCCAGCGAACTGCCAGCGAACCAGCGAACCAGAGGCAAAATTCTTAGAGGCCTAATCTTTTTTATTGTTTGTTTTCAGTGGTTTATGGTCGGGGCAGCAAGATTCGAACTTGCGACCCTCTGCTCCCAAAGCACAATGCAGTCATTGATTTCAAAGGACCGGTTCGCTGGGCTTGAATTAGAAAAGGGGTCGGTTCGCAAAGGGCTCAGCTTTAAGCGCCCCGAACCGGCCCCGCCTTTGCGCGCTCCTGTCGTATACGCTAGACACGCTCTTAACCAGCCCCAACGCATCGGAGGCACTTCATGAGCCGCACCCCTGCACGCTGCAGCCAGGCCGACATAGCGCGCGCCATTCGCGCGGTTAGCGCCGCCGGCGTGCCAATGGCGATCGAGATCCTGCCAGACGGCACGATCCGCCTCACCCCATGCGCCCCGCCAAGCCCTGTTGTGAAAGTGCGTCGGCTGGTGATCTGACGGCGGTAGGTGGCTAATCCGCCGCCCCCCACGCCGGCCAGCTTTGTGCCTTGGCGCGCTCCCGTCTTATCCCTAGCGTCGCGCCTGACCGACAATCCGGGAGCGATCATGACGACCAGCTCGACCTGCACGATTTGCCGCTTCGGCATCGACGACGGCAGCACTTTGCTGACCTGCCATCGTTATCCACAGAAAACTGTAGTTTCCCGTCAACATTTTTGCGGAGAGTTTTCTGCCCCCCTTGCCCCCCCGGCGAATCGGGCTGAGCCCGAGAAACGCCGCGGGTTACGCCCCGTCAGCGCCACCAAGGACAGCGACTAAACGCGACGCGACGGCGGGGGTGACGTCTTGGTTCATGACCACCCGGACGCGCCCCGGCTGCAGCATGTTCAGCGCGAACGTGCCGACAGGCGGCATCGCGTCTGTGTTGAGCACTGATGGCTCGATCTTCCGCCCTGCGACCCCAAGCCCGGCCGCGAGGTCTTCTAAGGTGATGTCAAGCATATGGGCGAGCGTCACACATCTCGAAAGCGGCGGGTCCGCCAGCTCGTCGCCAGCAATGAAGCGGGAGATCGACGCTTCGGCTGAAGACCACGCACGCGCTAGATCACGCTGAGAATAGCCTTTCGCCTTGAGGCCATCCCGGATCCACGCCAGCTCCTTCTTGCGCGGCTGCGGTGTCTGCTCTGTTTTTGCCATTGCTGATTCCTGTCACGTTTACGTGAGAACTACTTTCTTGATGGATTGCAATAACTGCCTTGTACACTAGGCGCAAGGCACAAATTTGACGGATACTGAAACCGCCTTGTTTACCCCCCCCCCCCCCGAAACATCTGTTTCTG